AAAGAAAAGAATTTCAAAAATTATTGTTTTTATCTAATGTTTTAGACCAAGGTTGGACAATAAAAAAAAGAAATGATACTTATATTTTTACAAAAAAACACGAGAACCGTTATGAAGTTTTCCAAGAAGATTATTTAGAAAAATTTGTATTATCTAATATAAATTCGGGGGGCTTTATATGAATGAATACAACAATAAAAATATGATTTTATGTAAAACTATATTTTTATTCAGATGTTATGATTTTCCATTTGTATCCTTTATGTATTTCATTACTAATAGATACTTTTTTTAATGTAGTATGCGACATTTGAAATTTTAATGTTACATCTGTAATCGAAGCGAATTGTTGGATTTCTTTATTGGTAATTGGATCAATTTGTATAACATATTTGCTATTTTTTTTTATAAATCTATCTGGTAATGAATTATTTGATAGAAATTCATCTTTCATTTCTTGAGAACAATTATCAAAAAAATTCCAATAATGTCCAGATGATATGGAAGATTGTTTAATTGCTCGTGATATAGTAGAAAATCCAGCTAAATTGCGACTTTCGGCCGCATCTCGTTGTGATGCGAATACTTCCATTATCTTTGTTTTTTTTATATCGATCATCGCAATATATTCTATGGATTTATTGCTCGATTTTACAGTCGGTAATGGCATAGGCGTTTCTATTATATCTCTATCTTGTAAAACCCAACGACAATTTTTATATATTGTATTTGCTTTTGATGCTTCTCTTAAGCCAGTATGGGATGAACCGTGGACATTTCTTATGACATCAATTACGCTGTCATATATATTTATTAATTCTAATGTATCTTTATTGTATTGGAATACCTTTGGAGAACGTGTATTGAACCGGCGTTTCACGAAATTACAATTGATTTCTTCTTCGTTGGATTCTACATCTTCGGTTTCGTTAGATTGATTGTTATCATTTATTTCTGTTGTTTCTCTCGTTTCTATAGGTTGTTGTTTTAATTCTATTTTTTTTTCTAATGATATTGTTTCTTCTTGAAATTTTTTAATTTCGGTTTCATTTAATTTTATTTTGAGTTCTATCATTTCTTTACTGTTCATATCATTATTATTTATTTTAGTTATTTCTTGGTTTATTAAAATTATTATATTTTTATATTGGTCTTCATTTACAATAAAGGTTTCTCGTGCGATTATACCATCTAATTTTGTAATAGAATAATATAAACTTTTTACACTTTCATTTGAATGTATTATTTTTTCTAATTTAATATAATGTTGCGTCTCAAAAACATCTAATAATATTGGAACAACGCCATAAGTATTTGATATATTTGCCATCCGTTCTTTAATGTTTTGTGTTGAACCTATTTTGATAATGAATTTATCATCATTTTCATCTTTTAATTTACAAATATAAACAACGTTTTTATTATGGTATAATTGTAATATTTTATTATGAAGTTCCCTTTTTGCTTTTTCATAAATCAATTTGGAATCAATTTCTAATTGTTGCTTTAATTTGTATTCTCCTGTTAAACGAATTTCTTTTAATACTTGTATCATCCATAATTGAAATTTTTCTGCGATTGGTTTATTTGAACGAGCTAGTAATCTATATAATCCAGCTTCTGTCAAAAATGTTGTTTTTTGAATTCCACCAAGGGAAGCACTTTCGGTTATAACCTTCAGATTATTACCGTAATTAGATAACACTTTGTTAATATTTGTCATTCCTAATAAAATACCTATTTGTTTTGCTTGGAAAAGTGGGTTTTCAATAGTTCCCTGAATATTTATAGGGTAATGTTCGTCGCACAACGAGAAGGCTTTTAGTATATCCATACTATACAATATAAGGAGATAATTTTTTATATAATTTGACGAATAAAAAATCTTCTAAAGTATATTTTATAAAATTTTTTTGAAATATTATGATAATTTTTTTGAATAAATAATATAAAAATTAAATTATATATTATAATAAATGCCTGATTCAAAAAAATCTGAAAAATTCAAGATAGAGCGCATTGCTGTATATAATAAATTAATGACTATTTTAAATTATTCACAAAATGAATATTTCATTTTAAATGATATTGATAATAATATTGATTTACAAAATCAAATTTTAGATTTAATTGTTGATATTCGTAAATTTTATTCTGCGAGCGGTTGTAAAGGTTGTAGTGAAAATAGAGTATGTAAACGACCTTATATGAGTATTATTCGCTATTTATTAAAACAAAACAATAAAACACTATATTCTACTGAAATTGCTATTCCAATCGGTGAAAAAAAATATAAAAAAACGAAGAAATATAAGATATTTTAGACACAATATGAAAATGGTATAATAATTATATTTGTTATAATTATTAACCGAGCAAGGGAGTATAAATTTTATATGTCAAAAAAATTATAAAATAAATGAATTACTTCAATAGTTTTATTTGTCATATTATTAGACCAATAATCTATTTGATTTTTTAATACATCAAGGCGATTGTTCCATTCTTTACTATTATCTTTAGTTATAATGAAAATACCATGATTATTTGCTTTCCAGCAAGACTTAATAAGTTGATTGTTTTTGTTAACATATGAATCTGGATTAAACCTAATAATTACAAGTGGTCTAAAACCAATATCTTGTGAAATTTCCATTAATCGTTTGTTTTCACAACTACAATCATAATCAATGTGTTGATTTTCATCTACTTCTATAATAATGACTTGATAACCTAAGTCAAGTAATAAATCGGGTCTTCTTCTTGAACAACCATCTTGAATTTTTTTATCACTAACCCAAGAAAAATTTGGAAAATTGTTTAATACAAAATCTAGTACGTTTTTTTCTTTGGTTTTATAATTTCGCGTTACTGGTTTATCTGGAAATAAATGAATATAACAAAATAAACAATATCCTTCGTATTTTTTTGAAGGATTTTTTATATTGCACCATTCAGATAAACATTGTTTATTAACAACATCTTCCATATTATCTAATTTATGTGAATTACAAAAAACTCCTTTTGTTTCACCACTATAATTAAACATCGGTCTTAATATGCAACCATTGTGATTACATAATTCATGTTTAATATCTACCATATCTTCTAATTTATGTTGAAAACAATATAATGGTAATTCACCATCCGCATAATTATATGAGGGACTTGTATTACAACCTTCTTCTATACATTTTCTATGTTTTCCATCAATCATTCCATCCAATTTATGTTTTGAACAAAAGCGACAATGAGTATCATTTTCAAACTTATAAGATGGCGATAAATTACAATCAAGAAATTCACATCTACTATGTTTTATATCAATCATTCCATTCAATTTATGTTTTGAACAAAACCTACCATATTTTTCACCTTTAACATTAAATTGCGCAATTACTTTGCAATTAGGTTCTTCACATCTTTTTCCTATTACATTTATCATATCTTCTGATTTATGAGTGATACAATATAATCCTTTTGTTTCTGTTGGTAAATTATAAATAGGCGTAACATAACATTTTATTCCATTAACACCTTTGCAACGCCTAGCAGCAAGATTTACCATTCCATCTAAATAATGTGAATTACAATATTTAGGTTTTTCATTTGGAAATCCAAATGTTGCTCGTTTGTTAGAGCAATTCTCATTTTCACAAGTTTTGTCTATAACATTTCTCATTCCATCTAATTTATGACCAGCACAAAATATACCCTTTTTTTCGCCCAAAATGTTGAAAGAAGCAGTTTTACCACATCCAGATAGACACTTATTTACCATTTCTATAATATAACGTGATAAAATATCTTTATGTCATTTAACGCATTAATTATAACATTGTGTCAAATCGTGGATTTTCTAAATATGTCTAAATATGTTTATTGACATTCTTAATGTTTTTTACTACTTACAACACTAAAAAAATAATATATATTTATTTATTAATTATACCTATATTTATATAGTGAAAATATAAATTTATAAAAAATTATTTTTTATTTTATGTAGGTATTTTTGATATAATTTCATTTTTAATTTTTATTTAGCAATTTCCATAGAATTTATTTTCTCTGTATAGTATATATAAAAACCAGCAACATGGGAGGAGCACTAATGCAGCTAGTCGCCTACGGCGCACAAGACGTTTTCCTTACAGGAACACCAGAAATTACATTCTGGAAAGTATCATACAGAAGACACACAAACTTCGCAATGGAATCCATTGAACAAACATTCTCAGGCCAAGCCGATTTTGGTCGTCGTGTTACATGCACAATCTCAAGAAACGGTGATTTAGCATACAGAACATATTTACAAGTAACTCTTCCAGAAATCAACCAAGATATGTCAACTGCTTCACCTAAACAAGTCTATGCCCGTTGGTTAGATTACATTGGTGAACAACTTGTTGCCCAAGTTGAAGTTGAAATTGGTGGTCAAAGAATTGATCGTCAATATGGTGACTGGATGCACATCTGGAACCAACTTACCATGTCATCTGAACAAAAAGCAGGTTACTTCAAGATGATTGGTAACACCACCCAACTTACATACATCACAGACCCAACATTTGCCGATGTTGCCGGACCTTGTGCTGCTGCTGGTGGACCAGCCCAAGTTTGCGCTCCTCGTAATGCTCTTCCAGAAACAACCCTTTACATTCCTCTTCTATTCTGGTTTTGCAGAAACCCTGGACTTGCTCTTCCTCTTATTGCCCTTCAATATCACGAAGTCAAAATCAACATTGATTTTAGACCAATTGGTGAATGTCTTTGGGCTGTAAAAAGTATTGCTGCCACATCTGCTACTCAATCAGTTACCCAAGCATACCAACAATCCCTTGTTGCTGCTTCCCTTTACGTTGATTACATCTTCCTTGACACTGATGAACGTAGAAAAATGGCACAAAACCCTCACGAATACCTTATCGAGCAACTTCAATTTACAGGCGATGAATCAGTAGGATCATCATCGAACAAGATAAAACTTAACTTCAACCACCCATGCAAAGAACTTATCTGGGTTGTTCAACCTGATGCTAACGTTGATTATTGCTCATCCCTTGAAGGTGGTTCAATGCTTTACAGAACCCTTGGTGCTCAACCATTCAACTACACTGATTCCATTGATGCTCTACCAAATGCTATCCATGCCTTTGGTGGTCCAGCTGAAACACAAGGTTCAAATGCTTTCATCAACGCATCTAATCTTTTCCAAATGCCTGGTGCTGCTGATACAACAAACCAAGGTGATTGGGGACTTGATAATACACCACTTGGTGGAACTGGAAATGCCTCTGCTCTTTCTGACGCAGGAACATTCGTCCTTGCCGAAACTGCCCTTGACATGCACTGTTGGGGTGAAAACCCAGTTGTAACTGCTAAATTACAACTTAACGGCCAAGATCGTTTCTCTGAACGTGAAGGATCATACTTTGATGTTGTCCAACCATTCCAACACCACACCCGCGCACCTGATGCTGGCATCAACGTATACTCATTTGCTCTAAGACCAGAAGAACATCAACCTTCCGGGTCCTGCAACTTCTCCAGAATTGATAACGCTGTTCTTCAACTTGTCCTTTCATCTGGTGCCGTTGCCAGCACCAACACCGCCAAAGTCCGTGTCTATGCTGTTAACTACAACGTCCTTCGTGTAATGAGCGGTATGGCAGGCGTAGCGTATAGTAATTAAAAATAACTAAACGATAAAGTTATTTATTTAGAAACAATATAAAGAATATATCTTATAAATATATATAACATATATTATGTTAAACAACGCCCTATGTTCTCCCATCTACTCATTTGATGATAAATTGAGTTGTAATATTATCACATACAAAGATAGAAACTATTACGTAGATTGTGATGACGCTGTAAAAATATTAAATTTCAAAAAAAAATTCCTTTACGATGACATCTATGATTATCCAAGTTTCAATTCTAATTACAAAAAATATTTTTTAATAGAATTTTTATATGGTTTTGATATTGAACATACTGATTATATATTCAATAATAATAATAAATATGATTTACGAAAATGTAATGTAATTCCATATCATAAATTTCATAATGAAATTGAAAAAAAGTATAAAATAATTAAATACATACCAGGACATATAAACAATATTGGAATTTCCGCTAATCAGATGAAAAATCCAATGTGGATTGTAAAAGAAAATAATAAAGAAATATTATTAATGTATTGCGAAAAAGATACTATTATAACATTGTGTGATAAATCATATCAAAAAATATTGGATTTTGAAAAACAAATTGGTGATAAAGTGACTTTTTTTTTACAAAAAACAGGATATATTGTAACTCATATACCAAAAAGTGATGGTTATTTACTATATATTCATCAAATTATAACTGGTTGTCACGGTAATGGAAAAGGAACAACAAATATTAGTGTTGACCATATTGACAGAAACCCATTAAATAATACATATGATAACTTGCGTATAGCAACACGAAAAGAACAAGAACAAAATTCAAAAGGTATAATGGATGGAACTAAACGAGAACGTCAAAAAAACGCAAGACCATTACCAGAAGGCATTGAACAATCAATGTTACGAAAATATGTTGTATATTATCATAATGTATATAACAAAGAAAAAAATTTAAGCAGAGAATATTTTCGCGTAGAAGGTCATCCAAAATTGGAAAAAATCTGGGAAACGACAAAATCAGAAAAAGTAACAATACTGGAAAAACTACAACAAGCAAATAAGGTAGTAGATGATTTGGAAAATAATATATATCCAGAAAAATTGGAAAGCAAATTACCTAAGTATGTATCTATCAATTCTTCCAGAAGCAAACAACAATTATCTTATGATAAACGTATTGGTGGAATATCAAAAAATTTGAAAATGGTATTACCTGATGAATATGACATTGATGAGCAACTCAAAATTTTTAATGAGAAAATAAAAGCAAAGTATGAAGGTGAGTATATCCTTACATAAAAAATAAATATAAAACATAAGTATTATATTTATTGGTTTTTCATTATCCTTACCATATAGCAATGCTAATATGTTTTTACTCTACAAATATGTTTCAACACGAAGTCATAGTATGAACATCCTTTATCAAAAATAATTTTGCTTTTGCTTTTGCTTTTGCTTTTTAAAAACAAAAGCAAACCTATTTACGAGCGATAATATATAATATTATTATAATAAATAAATATAAAGAAAATGTTGTTTTTATAAGTATAACGACCCTTTACATGGAAATCGTAAAAGAATTTGCTACAGATAATTTAGATACAGAAATTATAATATATCAAAGCCTACGTAACGATATTGAAAGTATTAAAAATATATTATCTAATCAACATCAAAATGATCTAATCAACATCAAAATGAAATAATGGAAGATAAAAACAAAATAAAACAACTATTAGAGAACCAAACAATGTTATTACAAAAGATAACCAATTTGGAAAAAACGAATAAAGAGATATTAGAGAAACTAAATTCATCACAAACACGAACAACTACTAATTTTGACCAACCATTACCTACAATCGGCCCAAGATTACAAAAAATCAATCCTGAAACATTACAGTTAATAAAAATATATGAAACTGTATCAGAGGGTATGAAAGAGGACAATTCTATAAAACGCCCAAGTATTCATAAAGCAATTGAAGAAAATATCATATACAAAGGATTTCGATGGATGTATGTGGATAGAGAATTAGACCCAAATATAGTAAACATTAAACCAACGAAGATAACAAAATCACAAAATTTGGGTTATATCGCAAAATTAAACAACTCCAAAACAGAAATATTGAATGTATATATAGATAGAAAAACAGCAGCAATACAGAATAACTATCCATCAACATCATCATTGGACAACCCAGTAAAAAATGGAACCATAACAAATAATCATTATTATTTATTATACGAAAACTGCTATAATGAATTAAAACAAAACTTTATCAAAGACCATGGAGAACCATTACTCTATAAAGATGGTGTCGGACAATATGACGCACAAAACAATTTACTAAGAGAATTTGTATGTAAATATGATTGTATAAGAAAATTATGTATTAGTGATAAAACCCTTGCCAAGACACTGGATAAAAATATAGCATACAATGAATTTTATTATAAATCACTGGGTTCAAAAACAAATTGCTTATAAAAAGCACTATGTAAAAGGCTTAACGACATTAGGGACAATCGCTGGAAAAGAATACCAAAAAACTGGATTCACAGCATCAACACTATCCTTTTTTTCAAAAACACCACCATCCACAAATTTTATTTTGAATACCCCTTCAATATTACCATCAAATGGATGATAATATGGATTTGTATAAATAGTATATTGAATCATACGATTGTTTATTGGATTTCCAGCGACATCTAAAGCAAATAGAGAACCTTCAGCATTAGTATATATATTTACGTATACGTGTCCAGTTGGCATTTTTTGAACGATTTTTAAATCAGTATAAAATTCAGTATGATGAAAACGACCATATTCATTGAAAACTCTTCTAACTTCATTGGTTGACATTTTATATTATATAATATTATAATACAAAATACTAAATAATTATATACTAACTACACGATAATCAGTGTATTAAACAATAAAACAATTTTATAATTTACAAAACTAAAAATAAAAAAGAATATTATTATAATAAAAAAACAGCATAAAAAATAAAAAACATTCATCTTATTCAATTAAAGGATGTCTCTATTTTGTTCTTCCAAATTAAATACTCAAAATGATTTATTAATGAAAAATTTAATGGATTTTTATAATAAATCAGACAATCTTAATAAAATGATGAATATTATCAATGGTGAATCCAAAATTTCATTACGAATCGTAGATTGGTTTGTAACCAATTTCGCAAAAAAATATTATACTGTATACGAAATGACTTCAACTGATAATGACATTGTCCGATTTAAAGTATACAACGATTATAAACTAAAACTAAAAGCATACAGCAAACGGCGTTTTGACCCATTTTGTAGATGGGAACGGATTACTGTTCCGTATGATAATGAAAAATATATGGAAACAACCATCGGTCAATTAAATTTTTTCAAATGGGCAATAGAAAATAATATTATTCATTACATTGAAACCAATTATTCAGACATTGAAAATGATATGAACCAGCGTAATAGCACGTCTAAACGCAAAGCATCCCCTGATAATTTATCAATAGAAAATGATAACACAAAAACCCGTAAAAAAAGAGAAGAATTATCTATTTCTGCTTGTAAATGTATTAAAAAGGAAGATGTTAAAATTATTGTAAAATTTAATTAGAATTTCCAAATAAAACTTTTTATACTTTTGAGTAAATAATAATTCAATCCAAAATATTCATTATTAATTTCTTCTTCGTGTTGTTCGTCATCTTTTTCTTCTTCACTATATTCATAATATTCACAAACGCCTTCGTCATCCATTATTTTGTCTATATAATTTTTGATTAATCTTAACCAACACATTCCTTTATCATCAGGGTCTTCTGTGTTATAAGTTACATCAGCATTCGCATTGATAACCAAAATATTTTTTTTATTTATTAACCAATCTTGATGATATTCTTTACATTTTTTCAAATATTCTAATGGCACAATATCTTCACCTTTACGATTACGCTTATGAACGCGATTATAACAAACATCTTCTTCAGTATGCATATATACTAATCCATTTAATTTGAAATCATTTTTATATTCATTATAGAAGTTCATATAGATTTTATAATTAATTTCGTCAATCATTTTATCATCATATAACATTTTAGCGAAAATTTTTCTATCTGCTTCTAATGAGCGTTCACAAATAATCAATTTACATTCAGGATTTTCTTTTATTAATTTACGAAGTAATGACAGTCTGGTTACAAAAGCCATTACTTGAAATGAAAACGCATATTTTTCTGGATTTTTATAAAACTTTGCCAATATACTTTCGCCATCACTATCTTTGATACTTTCCCATACATTTACTGGTTCTCTGACTACTAATACGGATTTTATATCTTTGTATTGTTTTTCTAGTTGTTCAATAATAGTAGTCTTACCAGCACCAATGTTGCCTTCAACAGAAATAATTTTAGGAAATGACATTTTATAATAAGTATATGTTATAGTATTTATTATAATTAACATTTAATGTTTAAATTCAATTTTTTTGTAAAATAAATATGTTTTATAATGTTATAATGTTATAATGATATACAATTATTTATATACAACGTTATTTGTTTTATTATTCATAATAACAATATATTTATTTTATTTACTATTTCGTTTTTTATATAATACAAATACTATAGTCAAAAAAACCAATAATGATGAAATACCAAAAGTTATCTATCAAACGTGGCATACAAAGAAATTACCAATCAATATGAATAAATGTGTTGAAAAATTAAAAAAAAACAATCCAAATTATGAATATTATTTATATGATGACAATGATTGTAAAGAATTTATACAAAAATATTTTAATGATGATGTAGTAGCCGCTTTTAATAAATTAAAGCCAGGTGCTTATAAAGCCGACTTATGGAGATATTGTATTTTATATATAAATGGAGGTATTTATTTAGATATTAAGTATCAACCGATAAATGGGTTCTCATTCAATCATTTACAACCAAACAAAGAATATTTCGTATTAGAACGCCCAGGTTTCTGGGAAAAAAATAACTATGGTATCTACAATGCTTTAATGATATGTAAACCAAAAAATGAAACATTATTAAAATGTATAAGACAAATTGTTGAAAATGTAAAAACCAAATATTATGGTATAAACGCATTATATCCTACTGGTCCTGGATTATTAGGAAAAATGTATTTTAATTATCATACTATACATAAACAAATGAACGAATTTGAAATGAATTATCATTGTAATAAATACGATTTAATATTATATAAAAACCAAGCCATTTTTAAAAATTATGATGAATATAGAATGGAACAAAAAAAACATTCCAAACAAGATTACTATGTATTTTTATGGCAAAACAAAGACATTTATTTTTGATAATCCAATTTTTAATTTCTATTACTATTTAGTTATAAAATCTTGATAAAAATAAATATATATAATTATGTTATATGAATTATAATTATATAATAATAGTAATTTTAATATTAATAATATTTGGCATCATCTATTATAATAAAATAAAAGAAAATTTAGAAAATAAAGACAATGATAATGAAACCAATAACAATACTATAATTCCATTAGATATATATCAAACATGGCATACAAATTCTTTACCAAAATATATGCAAGAATGTGTTGATAAATTGAAAAAAGAAAATCCTGAATTTGAATATCATTTTTATAATGATGATGATTGTAGGAACTACATCAAAGATAATTTTAACAGAGATGTTTTACATGCGTTTGATAAATTAAAACCTGGAGCATTTAAAGCAGACTTATGGAGATATTGTATTTTATACAAGAAAGGAGGTATTTATTTGGATATCAAATATCAATGTGAAAATAATTTTAAATTGATGGAATTGACTGATAAAGAATATTTTGTAAAAGATATACCAATATATACAAGACAAGGTATTTATAACGCATTGTTAGTTTGTAAACCAGGAAATAATATTTTATTAAATTGTATAAACAAAATAGTAGAAAATGTCAAAAATAAATATTATGGTAATAATCCATTGGAAGTAACCGGACCTTTATTGATGAGTTATTTTTTTACTCCATTAGAAATAAATAAAATGGAATTAAAACACGTTATTGAGAACAATAATTATTATATCAAAAAAAATGACACAAAAATATTAAAAATTTATTCACAATATAGAAGTGAACAAAAATTATACCAAAAAAGCAAATATTATGCTGACTTATGGCATAACAAAAATATTTACGAATAGGGTTTTCATATTATAATTTTCTTAATGGTTTATATTTCAATATATCTAATATTTTCTTATTAGTTGGAAATTCTGTATTCCCATAAATATCTTGTAAAAGCAACCATTCAAATAATCCACCAGAATATAAATAAATCTCACTAAATCCTAATGTTCTCAATTGATTGTACTTTTTTTCAGCAGTTTCGTCGTTTGTATTTCTACCATAAATAATTATCTTTTTATTATTGAAATCATAATTATTTAAAAGTTCATTAATGGTTTTCTCTTCTTCTTCATATGGAAGTGTATTTTTTATAAGACAATCTTGTTCATTTATGGGCAATGTATTTATAATTATATATTCATTTGTTTTTTTTATAGCATATTGAATATCTTCAAAATTATTTTTTTTATAGGATGTTTGGAACAATCCCGAGAACATAGTTATAATTCATTATAATTTTTATATGTTTTTTTTAGTAAAATAATACGCGTTTTCCTTATTTTACATAAAACAATAGTAAAATCCCACTAAAAGGAGGGTTATTACAAGGGAACCAAGGTTCCCCCATCCGTAAAAAATTGAATTCTACAATATATTTTTTCTTAATCAATATAACAATATTTTTATAATATAATAAAGCAAACAACAATGGATCTAACACAATCTAAGTTAACAAAGAAAGAATGGGAAACCATTGAAACGCCTATATCAAGTGATGAACGCAAAATATTAAAAATGATTATTTCTGGTTATGATGATGTCAATATTCATTCCAATAATAATATGTCTATGTTCTCATTCCTCAAAATAGATATTACAACAGAAATTGAAATGTATTTGTATCAAAGATATTTCAGTCCTATCATAACATTAATTGTTTTAAAATATAATTTAGTGCCAAGTAACTTGTTGATACCAAGTATAGAAGGATTGTCTATAAAAAGACTAAAAAGTGCCGACAATATAAGATTACAAAATTTGGAAATTAACATTGGAAAAAACAAACACTATATATTTGAATTTCTATTAATTGACTTAGCCTCTAATTTATTAAAAAATCTAAAAAAAAATCAAAATGAATATGCGTTTTATTTATATACCCTTATCCAATTAAAAAAAAGCAGTATTCATAACATTAATCAATATGTAACTGAATTTATAGACAATGTTATACAATTATCTTCTGCGAAAACCAATATTGGTAATATTATTCATAATTCATACGAATTTATTGAAAAAAATAATTATTTATTACAATATGAAGATTTAACATTGTTCTCGCATCAAAAAGATTTATTCTCTATTTGTAAACAGAATATTGAAACACCGAAATTAATATTATATACTGCTCCTACTGGAACAGGAAAAACGCTATCTCCAATTGGTCTGTCTAATCAATATCGTATTATCTTTGTATGTGTAGCCAGACATGTCGGTTTAGCATTAGCAAAATCCTCTGTATCAATGGAAAAAAAAGTGGCATTTGCGTTTGGTTGTGAAACATCCAGTGATATTCGTTTACACTATTTTGCTGCTACTAACTATGTCAAAAATAGTCGTTCGGGCGCTATAGCAAAAGTAGATAATAGTCAAGGTCAAAAAGTAGAAATTATGATTTGTGATGTTCAATCATATTTAACTGCTATGTATTATATGTTATCATTTAACGATGTTAATAATATTATTACATATTGGGATGAACCCACTATCACAATGGATTATAAAGAGCACGATTTACACAAGACAATCAAGCGTAATTGGAGTGAAAACAAAATTCCGAAATTGGTTTTATCTTGTGCTACTTTACCAAAAGAACACGAAATAATGGATGTAATATGTGATTTTCGCTCAAAATTTGAAAATGCTGAGATTCATAATGTAACCAGTTTTGATTGTAAAAAATCCATTCCTATTTTGAATAAAGATAGTTATAGTGTTCTTCCTCATACATATAATGATAATTACAAAGATTTAATTGAATGTGTTGATTATTGTAATGATAATAAAACTCTTTTACGATATTTTGATTTGCGTGAAATTATTAGATTTATAGAATATATTAATACAAATAAGTTTGCTGACGAAAAATACAATATAGATAGTTATTTTTCAAACATTAGTGAAATAACTATGAATTCATTAAAATGTTATTATTTGCTATTATTAAAACATATTCATTCAGACAAATGGGGTATCGTATACGAATATATGAAGACTACCCAACAACGGAAATTTACAGATAATAAAATAGTAAAATCAAAAAGTATGGATAATAGTTCAAGTAGTAGAAATAATAATACCAATGTATTTTCACGAACAGTAAGCATGTCGTCTGTTGAAAATAATGCGAAACCTGTAGGTTCTACAGCCAGTAATGGTATATTACTAACAACAAGTGACGCATATACATTAACGGATGGTCCGACTATATTCTTAACTGAAGATGTGAAAAAAATAGGTAGTTTTTATATTCAACAATCCAATATTTCGGCGAGTGTATTTCAAAATATTTTATCCAAAATAACAAAAAATAATGAAATCGCACAAAAAATAGAAAAATTAGAAAGTATTATTACTGAAAAACAAAATAAATCATCTAATACCGATGATAGTGAAAAACCAGAAAAATCGGGTAAAGATGGTAATGATGTAAAAATGTCAAAAGAAATACAAAAAATGATGGAAGATATTAATAATTTACGACGAGAAATCCGGATTATATCATTAAACCCTATGTATATACCGAATACAGTTCAACATCAAAATATTTGGACACCAAATGGTAATGTATATGAAAACGTATTTTTACCAACAATTGATGAAGATACTACAAAAAGTATTATGGCTTTGGATATTGAAAATAATTTGAAAGTTTTGTTGTTGTTAGGAATTGGTATGTTTATGGATAAACCCAATATTCA